AAATAATGGGACGCCTTGCAAGGAGAGCTAAATCAAGACGCCCCATAATTAATTAAGCTAAGTCGTAAATATAACCGGATAAGTTATAGTTAGCGTGCTTTAAGCCATATTCAGTTACCAATGCGTGGGTATCTGCATCACCTGTCTTAGCAAGTAATTCTCTAGTCATTGGACGTAGTTCTGCTATTTTCCAATCTGAAGGATCATATAAGAATGCAACGTCAGGTCTCATAAACCTATTCATTACAACTCTATATTCACCGTATGGAGAAATATATACATCAACAACGTTCACAAGAGTTCTACCACCGTTTGAAAAGTGCTCTTGTCTAGCGTTTCCACTTCCAACTGCTGATCGAGTATATCCAGCAATAACAGTTGAGTCAGCAGGCTTAATCATAAGGATAGATGCTTCTGCACCATCATCATAAAGAGCATCACCTAGAGACAATATATTAGCCTCAGATAGTGTTGCTGAAGTACCTGCATCAACTTTATTTGCAATCATTGCATTTGAAGCTGCATCATTACCCCAACAGTTAGCAGTAAATCTTGCAGTAGTAGCGTTACCGACTGCAGCGTTATTACCACCAGTTGCTCTATTACCTACCAAGTTGAATTCTATATCTCGTTTGAATTCTGCTGCTTTCTTTGAAAGTTGATAGGCTGTCTCTTTGGCCCTTCCGTATGCATCGACTGCATCTGAAGTTGCTGAGACTTTAATAGTATGAGATTGAATCTGAGTATAATTTGATCTCATAGTAGTTGGTGTTAATGTAGCGTCAGAAAAGTCAGCTCCCTCAACTCTTGCATTTTCTGCAGTTGAAGCTAGTGAATCTTCTTGCCATTGAAACAAAGTATTACTTACGCTTTCTTTACCAATTGATGATTGGAAAGGTGTCGCGGTTGGAGAAATATTAGAGATAATATCTGAAATATCTTCCTTTATACCTACTTCTTGGTAGGTTTGCCATGTAGCCATTTAATTTTATCCTTCTCTAAAAATGACGTTAATTTATTTTTGCCACTTTGATAGAAAAGCATTTGTTGCATCATCGGTAGATCCTGATCTATGTAATTTATCCATAGCGTCACTTTGTCTTTTTTTAGCTGTGGTTGGATTACTAGTACCTGATTTTAAAACTCGTTTTTGTTTCCTCACAACTCTTTTTTGTGTGGCAACTTTTTTACCTTGATCGTATCTCATAGCTTTAATCATCATTTCTATAGCTGTAGGTTCGACAATAGTATCGACAACTTCAGCTGTTAAACCTTGATTAATAGCGTATGATCTAACATCACTGTATAAGTTTTGAGACCAATCAGGAACTCGTTCTTGGAGTACCTTTATAGTTTTTGATGCTTCTTCTTGAAGTCTTTTATGATAGTCATTTTTTACTTGTTGAGCATACTTAGATGCTTCTTGAGTAAAAAAATCTAAATCTTCTTTAGCCATTTGAGACTCTCGTCTTAATTGCATAAAGTCATCATCACTCATAGTTTTTGCAGCCACTAACATGTCGACTTCTGCGTATGGCTTATAACGATCCTGAGCTTTTTCCATAAGCTTTTGTAAGGACGCTTCGTATTGTAATGATTTGTCTTCAAGTGCTTTTCGTTGAGTAGCAACTTCTTGCGATTTTATTGTTAGAGATTTTTCTTGACCATGTAATCGTTTAAGATCTTTAACAGATACTTCTAACTCGTCATTTCCTACTTTAACTTTTGTAACCATATTATCTTCAGCAATAATAGCTTTAGGTGTTTCCTCGTCGACAATAGTTTCATTGCCATCTTCGTCAACTTCAACAGTTACATATTCGTATTGATCTGAGTCTTCTTCTTTAAGGTCTGCTTTTTCTTCTTTAACTTCTTCTTGATCAGGCGCTTCTTCTGCTGCTCTAACTTCATCAACAGGTTTAGCGTCGTCTTTAGTCTCGTTTTCTTCTGGCTTTTCAGCGGATTCCCACTGAGACATAAAGGCATTTTCTGCTTCTTCGGACGAACCAAAAGAAGCATCAAAAGGTGATTTTTCAGCAGACGCATTTGTAGTCTCTGACATTTCTATTCCTCATTCTTTTCTAAAATTTGATTTTTCATTAGTACTTGTTGATTTAAAGTATTAATGACTTCTTGAACTGATCGTGCACTATAATAAGCAATATTTCGCTCGTCACCTTGCGATGGATCAGTATTAAAGAATACTTGAACATATTGATCTAGTAATCCTTTAACAACTTTATTAAAACTTTCGTTTTTTAAAAGCTGCTCAGCTTCTTGGCCTTGATTGACCAATTGCTCTTCATTCGCACTCATATATCTCTCCTTAAAATATTAGGAATTAGGACTTACAATACCTGTAGTCTGTTCCTTAGGTTGCGATTTAAGTAACTTCAACTCTTCGTAAGCAACATCTGCTTTAGTTTCAGAGTCAAAATCTTTTCTTTCAGCTTCAACACTCATATTAGCTATTTCTGCTTCTGACTTAGCTATTTCTAATTCCATACGGAATTTAGCTTCCTCAGTATCAAGTGCTAATCTTTGTTCTTGAACTGCTATTTTACGTTCTTCCATCTCCATTTGCTTCATAGCAATTTGCTGTTGCATTTGCTCTTGAGCCGATGGTTGTGGAGGTTGTACTTTTTCTGGTGGTATTAAGTATGTATCAACATCTTTAATACCTTGAGCTAACAATGATTGACGAACCATATTGTATCGTTCTTTCATACCATAATTAGATTGTAATCCTGGATCTTGTGATAACTGAGCGTGTATAGTATTATACTTAACTGCTTCTCTTTCAGTTTCTCCGTAACCTAATTTAAATGCTACTTCAACATCTTGTCTATGGTGCCATTGGTTTGGAGTAACTTGAGCGTACGCTCCTGCAACATCTATAATCTTTTGATTATCTTCATGAATTATACAAAGTCTATATATTTCAAGAAACAAAGGTTTTAAGAAATTATTTGCGAAGTTTCTTGCAATGATCTTGGAACGTTGTTGTGAAAGATTAACGAGTTGCTCAACCATTCCTTGTGAATTTTGATTAGATATGGCGTCTTTGTTGAGACCTTGCGAGAGCTTTGAAATGCCGCTAGTATTTTCACCATCTTCTTCCAACTTTTGAACGGTTTGAAATATGAATGGGTTAAGTGGGTTCTGAGGTAAGGGTGATACACCGTCAGGGCGAGTGACATTAACAATGCCTCCTAATCTATTGTCGAGTAATTCTCTAGGGTTTAATAATGATCCTTTAGTTACTAAGTAACGAGGATTTGTAGTAACAGAACTATGATCTAATATTGATCTCATTAAGACTGTTCTAGCATTTTGAGTAGGCAATAATTTGTAAGCAAAATTTTCACCATGAAACCTATGTGCTACAGGTATTGGTGTAAATACTATAAATGGTCTTCTATCAACTTCCTCATATTCAAGAAGTGTATTACCAGCTATTAGTATTTTATATAGTTTACTAATACCTTCGCCTTCCATATCAGCTTCTACGTATGCTTCATAAACAACAATTTCTTTCATTTGTTCTTGTCTATGATGCTCATCTAAATTTACAGAAGTAGGACCAATTTGTTCATGACGATAATATTTTTCATCATAATTTTTACCTAATGGATCTTCGTCTGATCCTATACCTTCAATTAAATCTTCATCAAAACCCATTTTTATTAAATCAGTTTTACGCATAGATTTTCTATGAGCTACAAAACCATCTTCAATATTTTTACTCATTGGATTTATAATAAATTCTTCAGGTGGAATTACATCTATTACAACTTTGCTGTTGTCTGTACTTTTAATAAACGTACCACTAAACTTTCCATCTTTTTCGGTAAATTTACCTAATTCCATAGATGGATCGACAAGAGCTTGATCTAGTTCTTCAGAAGTGTAACCTTTAAACTCTTCTTCTATTTCATCAAGTTTTTCTTCCCAATAAACTTTTACAATACCTGTACGAGACATAAGTCCGTCATGCATGACATCTCTCATAATCGAAAAGCCATCATTTTGTCTGTGTAATACGTAATTTGTGTATGCAGTACAAACTCTTGACATTTCAACGTCTTCAGGACCTTGAGGTGTAAATTCAATTACGTCTGTACCAGCTGAAAACGTTTCTAAAAGTAATGCTTTTAAACCTTCAACTCCGTCATAAACATCTTGAGATACATAACTGCTGTTACCATTAGATTGTCTTTTAGGAAGTTCTCCGTGATAATAGCGCATTATTTTTTCGCGCTCATTACTTAAATCACTATCAGAATATCCTATAGAACCTTTGATTTCATCTTTGCAAAGTGCAACAAGTTCATCTTCTGATAATGCTTCAAAATCTGCCATCAGATCGCCTCCGAATAAAAGTTATTATTAATTTCTGTTGGTTTCCAACCTTGTTGGTGACCATAATTTGCTAATGCTAAAGCCATTACACAATCATCAAAACAACCACTTTCAGCTTCCATAGCTCCAGTTTCTGTTTCAATATATGTTAGTAATTCTCTAAGAGTTACTTTGTCATTAATTGTCATCTCATTTAATCTTAAAGATGCTCTTAATTCATTTATAACTAATGGTTTAGATTTAGCTGTCGTTTGAAAACCTAGTTTAGTCATTTCTTTGTCGCTCATTTTGTCTACTACAATTTCAATATGAAAATTTGTATATTCAAAATCTTTATATAAACGAGTACATGTTAGTAATCCGTGTGAATTACTTTCAACAATTATGTATGCGTTATTAAAAAATTCGCCTAAGTGATATAAAATTGTAGCAAAGTAATCAGGGTGAACATGTGCTCTATACGTTCCTACTAAATTTTTATTTTCATCTAGTATTTGAGCTACAGAATAATCTCCACCTCTAATGCCCATAGCAACATCGGCACCTATTGTATAAATACCTGCAGGATCAACATCTTTGTATAAAACTAATTCACCTCTTGGGTGAACATTCCATGTTTCTTCTTCTAATGCTAATCGTTGCTTTACTGGTTCTGATTTATCAATCATTTCCATAATTTGGTCAGGATTAAAAATAGGTCTACCAGATGTCAAAAATGCTTCATCAGCGTTTGCTGGATATTCTTGTCTGAATAAGTCAATACCGTTTTGAGCTATTTTTTTACGTCTAAATGCTAATTGGTCATCTGTTAAATTATGTTCTTTTTTAAGTTCTAATTCATCAGGTGTGTAATCCATATTTTCTGGTGCTTGTTCAGCATATTCATCTTGAATAAACCAAGGTAAAAATACTGGAATAAAACCATTAGTGCCTTCAATAGCACCTCTCCATAAATCATAAAATTTACCTGAAACACCATTAGCCGTAGACTCTATAAATACAGCAGTATTATCTTTATTTGGTACTGCTTGCATAATAGCATTAAAGTTTTCTTCAGCCGTCGATGGAGACCAGAAAGCTAATTCTGATAAATGACAAACTGTAATAGTTTCTCCTCGTGCAATTGAGTCACCACCTGCAGTAGCAACAACATAAGAACTATCAAGAAAGTTAAAGTTTATTTCTTTTCTTGATGAGTACTTTGTGTGAGGTTTAACTGGTTCAGGACAGTTATCGTGGTATCTTCTTGTCATATCAAATAAAGCTCTTGTAGAGTCAGCATGATGTGTAACAACCATACCTCTTTGTGCTTTACGTTGTGATAGCCACCAATATAACCAACCACCTACCATAGTAGATAATCCCATTTGACGAGCTTTAAGAATTATAACACGAATTTTGCCTTCTTTTTCATATTGAGTATTTATGATATTTAGTAATTGTGATTGTGCGATATTGGGTTTTAAATTTACAACATCACCATCTTTAGTACGTATTTTTAAACAGTTTTTAGAATAAAATTCAAAATTATCCCTCAATTGCTTTCGTATCGTCAATGCTTTTTGGTTCATCTAAACTTGCCAACCACTCTTCAGCGACTGCCTTTACTTCTAATTTATTTACAGGTTTTTGCTTTGTAAACTCTAGTAATGCCTTTGCTGCGCCTGCTTTTGTATTAGCAGCATCAGGACCTTCAGCAATTTCGAGTAGGACTGTGACTGCTCTTTTAGCAATATTGTCATCATCAGGTAATAATCCTTGTTCGATCATTTTATCTACTTTCTCTTTTGCTTTTGTTTTAATTTTGGCTCTTTCTTCGGCAAGTTCTTTTTGTTTTTTACCCCACCCGTCAGGTAACCCACTTGGGCGACCTGCTTTAGTCCTAGCCATTGTTCGAAGATGCTCGCAAAGTCTTTCATACTCAGGACCGCCTTTTTCCTTTAGAAGTTTGTTTGGGTGCTTGTGCAGATTTTTTTCCGTCCATTTTGCTCCCACTACTGGTTTCCACTTTGCCCTGCTTTGCCTCTTCTGCATCAGCTGCTCCATTAATGGTATTTACAAAATATTCTACTAAAAAATTTCTAATATTTATTGTGGATCTAACCATCTGAACAGGTGGTAATGAATTTACAAATTCACGACCAATAGCTATTTTACCTTTTACGGTAAGTCTATTGTCTGCCCACATATAATCGAAATTTTCTAACAATTTAAAATATTCGTTTACTTTCAATTTACTCTCCTTAAATTAATTCGTCACACTTAAGACAAGGCATAGTAGTTTATGCCTGAATTATTGCTAAACGTAGCGTCTTTCATTTGTCTAATAAGATTAAGAATTTCTGATAAAGACATTTCTTGCTTTACCGAACCTTCTTCAGATTGAACATTGTACTTTACAGTTACTGAATCAGGATCAATTCCATTAGCTTTAACTACTTCTTCATAAATTGGAGAAGAAGCAATCTCTAATAAAATTTCATGATATATTTCTCTCATTTCTTGACCATGAACCGGGTGTGTAGCAAATGCATCATGTGTATGCATAAAGCCTGGAACACCACGATCTCGTAATCTTTTAGCTAACGCTCTTTGTACGTAAGCATCTAATGAGTGATTTAAGAAAGCTGCAAAACCAGTAATTGCAAGTTTATCTTGATATACTGGAACACCTATCTTTTTATCTTTACCAATTTCCCAATTAACTCTTCGTTTTGTACTATCAGGTAATTTACCAGTATATACAGAAACGTCACCGTCAGGTAATGGAACACGAACTGCAAAATTATCTTTACCATATAAATCAAACATAGTTGAAGCTATAGCTTTTGCTATTCCTTCAGCCATTGCAGCACCAGGATAATTTTGATCAAAAATTAACTCTAATTTATTTTGAATATTTTTAAGAGTTTCTTTTTGTTCAGGATCTTTCATGTCATTAAACTGTTCAGGTAATTGTTTAGCTAATTCGTCAAACCCTGCACCTCTAGCAGTTATTTTTACTTGTCCATATGATCTTCTATTAGCTAAGAATTTCTTTGCTACTTTACGAGATTTAGTTGCACCTAAACCAGTTACTTCTTGTATATGATCTGCAGGAAGTCTGTATAAATCTCCTCCAGGTGCATCAGGATCCATGCTAAGTAAATTAGCTACTTGAGATAGTCCTGGGTCTCCTGTAAGTGCGGCGTGTAACTGATATGCCGAAGAAGTACCATCAAACCATACTGGATAAGCTGAATTAAAGCCTTGAAGTAAGTTTATTGCTTCTTCATTTTGAAATAATTCACTTGTAGGTATTTTCTTAAATGAAGCGTCTTTACCTTCTAAAAATGCTCTCATTCTTCCAATTTCTACAGCTAATCTTTGTATTTCAAAACCGTGATCTGATACATCAAAAACAGCATGATTTTTCTGATAAATAGTTTTTGCATCTCTTTTATCGTTAAAAATCATTGGAGCACCACCTCGCTGATAAGCGAAGATGTTACCACCTTTCATTTTTGAACCTGCAACCAAGTAATCAATTAAAGGCATATTAAGATCTTCATCATTTAAAAATTCTGATCTAGGTCTTCCTGCTAAGTCCATGTATTGCTGAACTGTACCAAATAAAATTCCTGCTCTTTGGTTGTATGGAATTTCATTACCTATACCTAAATGATCTCTAATAGAGTGTAAGAAACTTTCAAAACCAGTTGCGCCTAATGGTCTCCAGTTTGGAAATTCCCATATTGCTTTACCGGCTTTACCTTGGTATGAAGCAGAACCATTTAATGTATCTATACGTAATCTATCTTGAGCGCGTCTAAGCATATAAACTGGAGACATACCACCTTTATCAGTTTGGTTATCTTCATATTGTTTTAATGCTTCTGCAGCAGCCAACGTATATGCACTATCAGTAGTTCCATCTTTTTTAAAGACTAAATCTAATCCTCTATAATGCCTTGGTTTAGTCATCATGCCCGCAAGTAATTTGTATATCATGTCGTTTATAACTAGAGGCTGTTGTTGCTCTCTTTCTATAAATTCAACAGTATTGTCGTAACTTCCTAATGGGTGACCATTTATTTTTGGCTTTTCTGTACGAGGTTCTTTTGTAGCTCTGTTAACGTATTTACGAGCATTATTTTGATCGGCTTTATTTTTCAAAGCAGAGTCTTTTGGCTCTACCGTATAAATTGGATACATTACACCGCCAGCACTTGTTCTAAATGCAACTTCAAAATCACTTATTGCACCACTTTCTTGTAATGCTTTCATTATAATTAAAAAGTTTTCGCGATGAGGAGCTAATGCTTCTTCAACTTCATTGCCTTCTTTGGTTTCAACTAAATCAACAATACGACCGTTTGGTTCCATTAAATCAATAGCTTTAAGATAAGCAACAGCTAACATAGAAACGTCTGTATCAGGTGTTATTTGACCTAAAATAGCTTTTAAAGTATTAGCATTAATACCTTCTATATCTAAGTTATTAGCAAGATTTTCTATTTTTTCATTAAATGCTGCATCAATAACTTCTCTATTTTTTTCTATTTCAATAGCATTTTTTTGAATTTTATCTAAATCTTCTCTACGCTTTTTAAGCATAGGACTTCCGTGCTTTACTTTAGCAAACTGAGTAGTTGGAACCATCATTTCAGCATATTCTTCATTTATGCCTTGTTGATATGTTTTACCTGTGTAGATGTTATCTAAAACACTATTAACAGTCATAAAACCATCACCTTTAAGTAATGACAAAAACCTTTCAATAAGGTCTTTAATTTTACCTAAAATATACTTTGGTCCAACTTCGTTATATCTTGCATTCTCAAGTCTAGCCGACATCTCAGCTAATACTTCCATTTCTTGAGCAATCGAAGATAATTCAGGATATAACTCCTGCACTTCTTTTTTAACAGCATCGTATAAAGGGTGAGACTTAAGTTTGTCCATTTCAGCTTTACTTAAACGATCTTCAACTGCATGAAATATTTCGTGAAGAACAGTAGTTTTATCAGCATCTTTAGTAAGATTAATTAACTGCTGTCTTCTTATAAAAGAGTTTTGAGATGAATTATAATTAACCTTAAAACCTTCAGTTAAAGCTCTAGCAATTAAAGCAGCTTTATCTTTGTCTGATAATTTATTATTAGGTTTAAATAATGATCTAGTTCTAACTGTATCATAAGCTTGATTAATAGCTTCTGGTGCTACTTCGTATTGTACTAATTGTGTAGCATTACCTTCCATAGTATTACGTTTAATTAAACCATTTTTAACTAATCTTTCAAAAACAGATCTTGGCCATATTGTAGTAGTTCTACCATTGTCAGGTTGACCTCTATAATCTTGAGCAAAACCATCAGCTTTTTCTGGTATTGCAGTCATAAAAGCAGAACCATTAAAGCCTTGTTGCTCTATTGTTTGAGCAGTATCTTTACTTGTTCCATGATGTAATATTTCTACACGCTCACCATAATAGTTTTCTGCTTCAGATTTTAATTCATTTACTGAAGGAAATCTTGACTCTTGCACAACTGACTCAGTATCGACTTCCTTAGGTCCAAACTGTGTCATAGGTTCTACTACTTGATCTAAAAATGTAGCATGCTCAGGATATTGCATTTTAGCTTGCTCAAACTTTGCTTTTTTAAGAGCAGGTGTTCTTTGATTTGCAATATCAAGTACAACCACTTTTAAAGCATCGTTGGGTGCAGCTTTAACAGCAGCATTTGACATTTCAACTGCTCTATTTACAGCTTCTTTATATGCTAATGGATTTTTAACATAATCAGGAACACCGTTTGGATCTTGAGCAGTAGTTGTAGTAGTTTCTTTTTCTACTTTTTTCTTACCTTTAGCACCTCTTTTAGGTTTTTCTTTTGTAGGTTGTACAGGTATAACCGGAGTTATTGGAGTAGGTGTTGTAGGATTAACATTAACACTATTATCATTAGTAGGTTCTATATTAATTCCTGCAGCATTTTGATACTGCCTTATTGCTTTTGAAACTCTATTGCGAGATCCAGTTAAAGCATCAATAACTCGACCACCTGCAATAGTAGTAGCTGAAGCAATTGGATTCATATATGCTAACGCACCTGCACCTAATGCTCTTCCACTATTTATATTTATACCTAGTTTGCCACGACCTAAATTAAGAGGATTAAAGTAATCAGTAAATTTAGATACACCGCCTTTAACACCTTCTTGCTTAAAACGAGTAATTACGTTCAGTTTTCTTGCAAGAGCACCTATTTGAGGATCAGCATCTGTAAGTAATTTTATGTCATCTTTAGATGCTAAATTCTTTACTTTATTTTTTGCTCTTTTAAGTGCAACTTTTACTTTTGGATTATTTTTATTTAATTTCTTTTGTTTAACTAAAGCATCTATTTCAGCTTGGTACTGTGTATGTAAGTCATCTAAATTTGCGTCTGCATCATCTAGTTTTTTATTGTTTCTATCTTGACCTTCAGATGTTTTTTCTAAATCTCTAACAACTTCAGCAGTAGCTTCTTCGTCAGCTTTTACAATCTTTTTGTAACCACTAGGAAAAGCATCAATAGCTGCGTTGGTACCTTTAACAGTTTCAACAATAGTTTGAGCACCACCTCTAGTTCCACCACCACCGGCAGCACCTGCAAAAAATGACTCTTTTAAATTTCTTTTAACTTCGTCAGCAGTATAGTCTTTACCTAAATTGGCAGCAGTACCCATTTTAATTATATCTTGACCTACTTCGGTTAAACCTTCAGCGGCTGCAGCTTTTGTAAATGCAGTAGCAATACGACCAAAACCATTAGCAGTAAGCCATGATGAAATACCTTTAGCACCAGAGCTTTTGACAGCACTTGGTATAAGTTTCATTACAAAACCGGCACCAATATTTTCAAGAACACCCATAAGTATTCCTGCACCACCTGCTTCAGATACTTTAGTAGCTTGGTCTACACCTTCTATATCTTTTACTTCTTGAAATGCTTCACCTGACATTAATGCAGCAGAAGAACCTGGAACAGGAGCAACAGCTGTCATCATATATGGTAATGACTCAGCCATTTTTTGTGCACCATACTGAATACCTGATCCAATACCTGTAACGTCATCTGTAGTTAGTGATTTATAGTTTAAAGCATCAGCTTTTTTATTTAACATTTCTGCAGTAGCAAATTTATCTTGAGCTGCTTTATCAGACATTGCATTTTGATTTAAAGGATCAAAGCCAAAAAATTCTCTAACAGGATTACCTATATTTTCTTGTAAATAACGTTGGGAGTCTCCTACAAATGAATCATTAATAACTTGCTCTAAATTACCTGCATATTCTTGAGTATTAGCCATTGATTTAAGATCACCGTGCTGAAATGCAGTAGACAAACTAGTGTCTTTTGGAGACATAGATTGGACTATTTCTTCAACGGTCTTTTGTTGGTCTGCAGTTGATAATTTTTTGAATTTTTCATCAACTTCAACAGTACCATAGCCATCGATTTCAAGCTCGATCATAGCCATAGGCGTCTCCATAGATTTTATTTAATTTTGATTTTTTATTCTGAAATTTATGCCAGTAGAGGCTTTACCACCAACAGATCTATTACCTGATACATTTGATGAACCAGTTTTTTCAGTTTCTGCATATAGATTTGCAAGCATATTTTCCATTTGCTTAATTTCACCAGAATAATCTACTTTATAACCTGCTAAAGTTTTGTTTTCTTTAAAATGATCTGCTTTAGCTTTATTTAACTCAATTAATTTACGAGCTACTAAACCTGCCATTTTTAAACGTTTAGCATTTACTTGAGGTTTTAATGCTGGGTTATAAGAACGTGAAATCAATCTAAATGCTTCTGTTTGAGTAAACTGAGCACCTAAAGTTTCTCTTAATGATTGCTGAACAATACCTTCAATACGTTGTTGTATATCTAAACCTTTTTGACCAAAGATTTTTCTTAAACCTAAGTCACCATCAGGATCTACAATAGCTTGTGTTCTTTCCCACCAACTATCAATATCACCACCAGTACTAAGTTCGTTTGCAATACCATCTAAAACTGCTACGTTAGCTGCAGCTTGCGCAGGACGTTGCTTTTCATATTGTGTAGCATACGCTTTATCACGAGAAATTTCACCAGAGTTTAAGTATCTGTATTTTCCTGTTTCTTTATCAAAGATAACATCTTTTTTACCTTTAATATCAATACCTGTAGCTTTTCTTTTAAGTTTATCAAGCACTGCTTTTTCTTTAGCTTTGAGAGCAGAGTTGTAATAGTTGTAGCGTGGATCGCCAGGGAAAATAGTTTCTGGGTTACCCATTTGATCCATAACTTCAATTGATTTATTAACCGTACCTTCAGGTTGGCCAACAGTGTAATTAAAGTTACTACCAATGAGTGCATTTTTTTCAGTAAGCTGATCTTGTTTAGTATTGTACTGATCTTTGAGAAAATCAAACTTGTCTGTTGACAAAGTATTTGTAAAGTTTTGCTGATCAAGATTTTGTTTATCAAGTTTGTTTTGCCTCTTATCTTGTTGAAGTTGTCTAAACCTATTTCTAATATCTGATGTACGATTAGTTCTAGTTTGGGTTAATTGGTTCCATAATTGACCTTGCTGAGATGGTGCTGCACCTGCAGCTCTGAACGCAGCTCCAAGATCGCTTAATTTTTGAGAAAAAGAAGGCTTATTATATTGCTCATACATTTTTAACATTGCATTTTGGTCGTGCATATTAGACATCATGCTTTGAGGTGAATTAGGAGGAAGCATGTTGTTGTTACCCATGCCTAAATTTGGATCGGGATTAATTTGTGGCCCACTATTGTCGAATAAACCACCTTCAAATAATTTACCCATTTACGCCTCCACCAATTTATCCATGATTTTTTCAAGAAACTTTTTAGTTCTTGGTTTATTGCTAATGAAAGCTGCGAACCTTTGACCAAATTTCCAGTAAAGTCTATTCAACCACCAAGGTGCTCTTTCAACCATATATTCTCTAAACTCAAGCCACTTAGGATTTTCAGGTCCATATACTTCTCTAGCAACCCAGCAGAACATTGAAGCAATACCAATAATATTACCTATATTTTGCATTGTTGATGGGTTTTCTTGTGATGTGCCTGATGTACTTCCACCGAAACCTTGGTTACCTGAAGCAAGCTGCATCATTTGCTGAAGTTGGTTCATAGGAACATTAAACTGATCATAAAATGCCTTTTGATTTGCGTCCATCTGACCTTGATTATTCATTTGGCCTAAAGTACCAAACTTATTAAGCATGTTGATACCTTGAGAGTCCATATTCATACCGGTACCAAGATTTGCAATACTATTATTAAAAGCATTAGACATACCACCTAAAGCACTCATACCTTGACCAAAGTTGGTATTATATTGGTTTACACCTTGGTTAAACATTGAGTTTCTAATATCTGCAGATACATCAGCAGCTCTATCTTCGGCACCTCTCATAAGCATAGCATCTTGCATACCTGCTCGGTTTGAGTTCATATTACCTGTTGCTGCATATCCTCTATTTGCAGAAGGAAGAGCATTTTCATATAAATTTCTGCCAATATCTCTTGTAGAAGCATTAATCATGTTATTAGCCATATCACTATTAGCTAATTGATTTCCCATGTTAAATGCACCAAACGGATTTTGGGTCATTGAAAACATATTTGCAAAGCCTTTACCAAAGTCTCCGGTATTAGCTAAATTATTCAAAGAAGCTGCATTTACTGCATTAGCATTACTAGAAGCATTATTTGCATAATTACCTGCACCTGTTTGAGCCGCATTTTGATAATCAGTAAAACCGGCAAAAGTTGGTCCTGAATATACTCCAGCATCTATTGCATTTTGACCAAAATTTAAACCTTGATTAGACGCATAATCTAATAGTGGTTGAGCCATTTTAAATGCAGCATCAGCGTTAGGGTCATTTCTAGTTGTATTGGTCTTTGGACCTTTAAATAAGCTACCCATTTTTTATTTCTCCCATATCCATATTTCCATTTGATCTTCAAGCGTTGCTTTAAATTTAAAACCAAACTTTTTTAAAAATTTTTCGTGTTTTTTGTCGCTAGGATCGTGCATTGCATGGATCGGACCTTTGTGGCATAACTTTAATAAATACCAACCATCTTTTAATTCTATATCAACTTGTTTTGACCATTTCGTTTTGATTTCACAATGTATTAGTGTTAGATCTGGTTGAACATGCTCTAACGAGATGACATAACACCATCGCCTTACTACAGGCACTCTTAAACTGTGCATTATAAACTTCCTGCAGTAAGTCTAGTGTCGATTTCTGTTATTATTTGTTGTAATCTTTCCTGAGCTGCAGATAGTTTTTTTAATTCTTCATATAAATAAGAAACTAACTGCTCAGGATCGTTTGGAGGAGGGTTTTGTAGTTTGTATTGCTCATTAAGTATTGAGTAAGACATATTATCTCCTGCTTGTTAATGTAATCTCAAAATCTGCACCTGAAAAATTAAATGCATCACCTGCAGTTTCTTCAACTTTGTAAGCTAAAAGTCTACCATTTGCCCTTGAGTCAAGTTTATACATTGACGAAGGCGTGTAAGTAGTAGTTTCAGCATAAGTTGGAGGTGCAGTAGTAGAATATTCACTAAAACCAGTTTTTATAGACAACGAACCTGATGTATTAGGCATTGTTATTATAGGTGTGATAGTTTTTAAATGTTTAGCAGATCGTAATGGTGCTTGAGTTTCATCTAAATCTAAACCATATCGCTCTACAAACGCAGGCTTTATAGTTTCTAATTCTTGATTTCCACTTAATTGACCATTTTCTAACATATCTAATGCATATGCTCTACTTCCGGTATGATTAATTGCTGTTTGTCTGGCACCAACCATAACTGCCATTTCAGTAGTTTCTGAAGACAAACCTAAATTTGTACTAATATTTAAAGAAGCAGCACCAACAACATTTGGTAAATCTATAAATGACCAAGTTTTATTAATCATGTTATAAACTGCAGCTTTATTACAATATGTACTATTAGAAAAACCAATATCAGTTTCACTAGATACATAACAAAAATAAATTAGTTGTAATGAGTTATCGTAGTGAACAAAAAATTTACTTGATTTACTTCTATCAAGCTCATTATAAATTCTATCTCTTACAGCATTAGTAGCTAAGTTTTGTTTAGCATTACCATTATGCATATAAATGTTATTAAAACCAAAAACGTAATGTTGACCACCAACCTCAGAAACACAGTTTAAATTAATAACACCATCGTCATTAAATAACTCTCTAAAGTTAAACACTAACGTAGAAGCAGTGTATTCCATTAAAACAGCTTCAGTTTGTGTATATATTATAAATACGTTTCCTAATGCTAAGCCATCTTCAATTGGAGTTTTAGCTTGCCCAAGTATATTTGAACCTGCACTATTACTTGATGTAGATGTCCATGTAACACCAGTTGATTTACTTGCTCTATAGCCAATAGGATCTGTCCATTTAACCATAGTATGTTTTTGTGTATTAGTTTCATAAACATTAAGTGCAATAATAAAATCTTTAAATGTTCTCATTGAAACTGCATAATCAGTAGTAGGCCAATCACCAACAGTCATTTTTGAATAATTAGCATCTGAAATAATATCTCTAATGTATGGGCTATAACCATATCGATTAACCACAGACAAACCTGAGATTTGATTGTGCGTCCACCCTACTAAATCAGAAGAAGTAGTACTATTAGCTGGACTAACATCTTCAAACTCACCATTAACATAATCATAAACACTACCATCAGTATTACAGCCAATAAGAACTGCACCATTTGTAGGTGAATAATAAGAAGCTATATGCCTTGTTTGATCAGCATTGTCTGTAGCTAAACCTCCGTACCAAGTGTATGCATAGCTATCATAATCACCTGAAACAGAAGACCATGGAACAGCTTCACTTACTGGAAGTTCATATATACGTTTAAAGCCAGGAGATCTTTTGACACTACCTTGATCAAATACAACATTACGACAATCTGAAAAGGCACTCATAGGTATATCTTGGGCGTCCATATCTGTAATAAGACCTGAACTACCTAAATTTCTTACAGGTAAAGTAGCCATAATAAAACCTCTTATATTGAATTAGTTGCGCCGTAAAAGTTATTAAGGTTAATAGCTCCTGATGCAGGAACGTTTGCATTAGCTCCAACAGTTATTGTTCTAGTATTGTAGCTATCACCACCAATATAAAACGTATTAGATGACCAACCGTTAGATGTACCTGTAAAAGAACCTGAGATAGTATCACCTGCATTAGCTGCACAACTACCAGTATAAGTTGCTGTACTGTCGTTAGAGCTTAACCCTTGATTAAGTGTGTTTACACCATTTTTCGCTATAACAATTGTAGCTGTATTTGCGTTACCTGAACCACCATAGTAATACCCAAAATAGTAGTGATAAGTACCAGTTTTGTTAACTGTAAAAGACCATGATTGAATATTGGCTGCTCCGTTGTCTGACCATCTAGAGTAACCAAATAATCTACCACTATTAAATGTTAACCCAGTATCAATACTACGACCTGAGTTATTAGTTGATGCTGATGTAGAACCTGCAGTAGCAGTAGCTGACAAAGATGCAGGTATAATACTACCTCCTTTATAACATTCCGATAATGCTATAGAACCTGTATCTCCAAACTCAGTTCTAATATTATCCATCGAAATGGCACCGCTAGTCTGTAGAGCCATGACAAGTACAACCTTTCTTATGAGTATCAAATTCTGATTTTAATTCTTTAATTGCTTCAATAAGCAAAGGTACTAGTTTTTCATAATGTACAGTTTTATAATTTTCATCTATTGGAGCAGGCGCTATTATCTGAGGTAATACAGCTTCTACTTCTTGAGCAGATACTCCAACTTCTTCTTTGTCTTCATATCCCATATTTATAGCAATATCATTAGGTCTAAATGTAAAACCTGATAATGCATTTACTTTAGAAAGGGCGTTTGTAATTGGTTGCACAGATGTCTTTAATCTCATATCTGAATAGTAAGCAGTAACGTTACCTGTTGAGCGTACTTCACTTGCGTTAGTTACAGCAAATGTTACGTTATCTGTAGTTCCTACTGGTTGACCTATAGCAATTGTAGGAGTTGCTCCCTCTGCTCCACCGCCACTCACTGTGACACCTGTTCCACCTGTGATGTCTTCTACATAGTTACCTGCAGTATGTGTCCCTAGGGTCAATCCTGAGCCACCTAGAGTAATGTTGCCAGTAATGTTAATATCTGAGGATACTACAAGAGTACCGGTAACTGTTGCACCTGTAGTAGTAGCAGCTACTCTTGTTGCAGCAGCGCTGTCTAAAAGTGAACTAGGGTCTGTGTTTAACTGATCTTGTGTGGCTGTTACAGCTCCAGTAATGTTTGGAAAGGTAGCTTTTATTGCGCTTTTAATTAGACGTAGGTGATCATCTCCTTGTGAGACGTTATCTGAACTAGTCGGGTTTGTAGCAACTAAGCTATTGATATATGTAGCAGTTTCTAGTGCCATAGGAGCTCCTATTTTTTTGTGGGACAAATTTGTGTCGTAGGTCAAACAACAACAATTCCCGAAAATTTTAAAACGTAATAACTAACAACGTAAAATGAAGGTAAAATGATTAAAGTAAGGTTCTTTAAGTCATTGATTTTATTAGATTTTTTATAATAATAATATGTAAATTGTTGTTAGATGAAGTATCTAATTATAAATATATACGTTAATTAAAATCGAATTTTATTTATGTGAGATTTTATTTTTTTCAAAATTCGACAATAAAAATCGACATATGACATTTGCGATTTCATACGCACATTTCAACATATAATGAATATAAGAATTTCATACGCATATTTTTATATTTAATGGACAACAATTAAATTGGAGATTAATTATGCCAAAAACATTTGAAATAAGAAATGACGTATTTGTAACTGGTTCTGTTGCTTCAGACGAAAAAGAATTACGTGAATATTTCAGAGCGAACATTGATAAATTAATGATTGCATTCGATGAATGTAAAAAATTATTAAATGTTAAAAATTATTCTATGTTAATAAATAATATTCGTAAGAAAAATACTTTAGGTGTTTGTATTAGTGCGAAGAATACAATTTCAATTGATATTAGACGATATAATCTAAAAGGTATTGTGTCGACTATTATACATGAAATGACTCATGCACAACAATTCGAAACTAAAAAGTTATCTCACAAAAATGCTAAGATTTCAGTATTTGAAAATAAAGAATATAAAGTCGTTGATAATAATAAAGATCACGATGCATATTTAAATTTACCGTGGGAAATTGAAGCACGAGCAAACGAAGAAAAATATATTAATCAAGTAATGAAAGTCGTTTCATCACACAAAACTAAAAAGAAGAAGAGCGCGTAAGCGTTCTTTTTTTTTCATTTTCATACGCAAATTTCAAAACTTTATGGACAACAACTATTTAACTTATGGAGTTATTAATGGACGATATTTTTGGATATGTGTACGGAACATTTATGGTTATAGTCGGCGTATGTTTATTTTGTTTTAGTTTTGCATTTGTCGATGTAATTACAACAGATTTCGAATTTTATGCATTAGTTTTACCAATGTCACTTGTGAGCATGCTCGTTATTGCATGTGGTTTTGCTATATTCGGTGATACTAAAAAAATAAATAACATTCGTAAAAGACGAAGATAAAAACGAGAGCGATTAATTTCGCTCTTTTTTTTCGAATAATTTCATACGCATTTTTCAGTACCTAATGGACAACAACAACAACTACGGAGAATTGAATGCAATACAAACTTTCAAAAGACGGTACACGAACATCTGATTATAGATTTACAGTAAAATCTAAAGATGACGAAAACTTAATTGCATTAAAAACACAAATAAAAACTCATAATAAAGATACGCGTCATCATTGTCGTGCTCGTAAAAAAATATCAAGAGATTATGATAAACTTTACAAAATACGAATAATGGCTCGTGGTCCTCGTAAAAGTACAAATGAGTATTTAACGTATAATGATTGTTTAAAACTTAATGTAAATCCAGATTATTATACTGGTCGACGTAAACCACTAATCAGTAAAGATGGTGTCGTTCATTGGAATCAAGATCAATCGTTAAGACATGAATTTGGTACTAGTTTTGATGTATATGTTTCCGAAGATACTCGTGCATTATCACAACTTGATGACGAAATACAATTCGGAATAACATCACACAGACGAAAATTAATTCAAAAACTTGATACTGAAATATACAAAATAAAACATCAAGCATATCACGATGCAGGTAACATCGAAGTATATCGACGCGACTTTGCGTATTAAATAAAGACCTCTCTTCGGAGAGGTTTTTTTTCGTTTATCTACAAACGCCAATTTTAGCGCTTTATGGACAACTAACAACCAACGGAGATGTTAATGAAAAAATATGTACAAGACAAAACTGTTGAACGTATTACTGACGAACTTGCTGACGAAGTGATAAAAGATCACGCGTCGTACAAATGGTTTGAAGAATGGCTTAGTAATTGTTTCTTCGATGATCTCGCTCCTGATCTTTTACAACACGTATGGGATCTTATGGATAAATACGAAATTGAAGAAGATGATACCGATCCAGTTGCTCACGACGTTGTAAACGAAATTCAATATAAATTGATTAAGCGTTTATGTGTGCAATGGGAAAAGAATTACGAAGAATATAAAGCCAAACTTGAAAACGGAGGCAAGTAATATGTACTACGCAGAAATAGATTTAGTTTGCGATATGTCAGCAATGCACCCCGATTTAATTAAAGGTGAAATAGACGGTATCGAAAAAGAAAATTCAAGATGGATTGGTGACGATAAAATAACATACGTTTATAATCACACAAGACCAAACGGTCATTATGGTTTTTATATAATATGCACAAGCAAAAATATATTAATCGATACATTATTACATTACCATTATAATGATATTTATGATGATTCCGATATAGAATGGTGTCAAAATCAAATCGTACAGTTAAAACCTGATCGTATTGGTCGTGACGATATTGTATGGCCATAAATTGAGCGCTTCGGCGCTCTTTTTTTTCGAATAATTACAGACGCACATTTTAGCGCTTTATGGACAACTAACAACTTATGGAGAGACTAATGTCTATTAAAGATATTAATGTTAAAATATTTACTAACTACGCAAGCGATACATCTCACTTAAATACTAAAGATCGTATGGAAGCTGAGGGATATAAAGAAATTGCAGAAATAGTTAGTCGTTGTGATATTAAAGATCGAGGTGAATTTATAATTCATTTATTACGTGAATTTATTGATAACCGTGAAACAACAAAAGGTCACGAATACTGGTTAGATGTTATTTCTAATATTGAAGAAGAAATAGCTGACAAGCACTTTACTGCTACGATCAGAGTTACTTCAATAATTGAGGTACAATCAAACGAGCCTTTTGAAAGTGAACAAGACTTTCGTGATAACATTTATGATGTGTCTGTTGAAGATCTCGTTCAAGGTGAATCATATAATTTTGACGTTATAAGCAACAACTCTGAAATTGATGAGATTTATGATGTTACGCCAACTGATTAAATTTATCAAAAATATTCTGATAGCGGTCATTACATTCATTGTAGTGGCCGTTGTTCTTTTATTATGGAAACCTCGGAGGGATCAATGAAAAATATTAATGAAAAATATGAATATAAGCGTAAAGACGGAGGCACTATTTGGTGTTATGGCGATCTAAAATGGGATTCAAATATCTCAGTAGTTTGCGATGATGAAACTCTAGATGGTGTCTGGGCTGAACGCGACGATAAGTTACAAAAAACATGGCATGATGTTTGTGAATATCTCGAAAGAGAATATGCAGCAGACATCGAACAATTGGAGGCTTGCTAATGACTAGTAAAGACTTTAAATGGTTCGTTAGATTTATAGTAGAACACCGAATAGATAATTCAGGTGTTATGGATCTAATGGATTACTTCAAATTTTCTAATTCAAAGTTCGATGATGAAAAATTTTTAAATGCAGTATACGAAGCCAAAGGTGAATATGAGCTTAAATCTCATGAAGCTATGGAACGTATGAGGAGGCAATATGCACGAGCATAGTGATAAAGAACTCAACGATAAACTGTATGAATTAATACATCAACGTTTAGGCTTTGTAGAAGAATATCTTTATCGTGTAGAAATAGGCAATATGCCATCTCAAGATACTGATGAAGAAGAATACGAAGCATATTCTAACGAGAAACTAATATTGAATGACTTGTTACATCGACACGGCTTCACACTTAGTTGACGTTATATCAGAACAAAAACGCCTTCGCACTTTGCAACATGATTGCGAGTGGGAAGGCGATAATATAAAAGCTGAATTTTATAAAAGCCAAGCGAACTATTACCGAGAACTAGTTCGTAAAGGCATTTTATATGATCCACAATTTTAGAGCACTTTTATGTGCTCTTTTTTTTCGTTTGTGATTTTTTTAGTGCAGTACGAGTAGGCGCACCTTTTGATCCTGGTTTACGCATAGTTTCACCAGAACCACTTTTGATACGCTTACGTTTCGCATGGATATTATCCCATAGTCCACGTTTTCCACCCATTATTTTTTCCTACCGCCGTAACCTTCTTTACATTTACCCATCGGTAACTCCTATAATATTTCGCAACTACCTGACGAACAGGCTAACTCTTGCGATCCAGTTGTTAAATCTTCGACTTCTATCATTGATGACCAGTCGATGTCAGACGGAAATCTACCTGCAAATTCGAGGTAGTCTTCTCGTTCAACTTCTTGATAAGGCGCTTGACGATAACTACCACCATCGTAAGGTAAAAATGAAATACCTGATATGTCGTCAAAGTTATTAAATACCCACGAACCAACTTCAGGCCATTCGTGTTCTTTAACACTGACAGTTATAGATGGTTTGTGTTCGCACCAGTTTTCTTGATACATCTTCCATAACTCGAGGTGCTCAACGGCAGTTAAGTCTTCTCGAGTTAAGCAACCTTCAGGTGCTTCTATCGGAAAAGTAAATACAGTAGTCGTATCAGGTTTCATAACACATGGCTCGTTGTGAACTCCAACATTTATCATATGCTGAGTTAACGGATCTTTATTATCTCCTCTGACCGTACGCAAGTAATACCTGCTATGACGAGTATGAATACCCGATGCAGCATTAACTAGCTGACTAACCGTACCACTTGGTTTAACACAAGTAATAGCAGCCGATCTTGGGATACCTAACATTTCAGCGTATTTAACATTAACTTCGTCTGCTACATTACGCATACTTTGTAATATTGCTTTGAGGCTAACAGTCTTATCAATACCTGAAGTAATCTCATTATCTAAAATACCTGTTAACGATACTCCTAACAATCTTTCTTCTTCAGTATTCTTTTGCCATATTTTACGTAAATACGGAAAGTGAGTTAGTTTTGATTGTACAGTGCCAAGTATAGTGGCGAGCCTAACTTTGTTTTTAAGGCTATCTTCATTATCACTTGGTCTTATAACGACCTCTGTTAAATTACAAAACTGATATGGTCGTAAAATTATTTCTGAACATGGATTAGTACCAAACTCAAAGTTCGGATCTCTTTTACCATACTTTTCGGCTTGTTTCTGACTAGCCGTTCTATTAAAAATTCCTCGTTCACCTGACTTGCTTTCATATAGCGATGTCCATTCTCGTAAGAATGCACCTACATCAGGTTTCTCAGTAAATGATACTGAATTATTAGCTAAGGCTCTTTGGCCGTTTTGGTTCCACCATTCGCCACTCTTAGCATGTCTCATTCTGTCGTCAGTTAAGTTACTAAGACTTATCATAGCGCTTCTACGCACTCCTCCTACGACGACAATTTCCCCTATTTTACAAAACAAATCGTGAGCTTCTATTGAAGATAACCTACGACCTTTAGCGTTCTTAAACATACTAACAGTAAACTTAAATAACTCTACCAAAGGCTCAGGACCAGAAGCTCTTCCACCGAACTGCTTTAGTCGTTCTCCTGCTGCTCGTACCTTTGATGTATCCCATGTAGGTATTTCGCCTGCATATAGTAATGCTATCAGCATTCTAAAAGCCTTAGACCAACCCTCTTTACTATCAGACACACTAATGCATGTCTCAGACTTAAACATCTTCTCAGGGATCTCAGGTAACTTAGAGATATATTGTCTCTCTACAGAAAAGCCTACGCCTGTACCACACATTAGTATAAACATAGCTTCGTCAAAAGCTTTGGGATCATCAGCGACTAAATACGAGCAATTGTAACCACAAGTATTATCACGATCTAATGCAGGACCTGAAGTCATTAAGGCTCTCATAGATGGCATAACGTCTTTCATTACGATAGCTCGTCTAAGCTCGACAAAAGTATCTCTACCTATTTCAGGTGCTTTGGTTTCCATAAAATCGATATATCGATCTACGGTTTCTTCCCAAGTCTCTCTTCTCTGTTGGTTGTCTAAGTATCTTGCATAACGTGACTTATGTATAAAGTCACCATAGGTTTGTTCTATAGTACTCATAGATCTTTAATTCCTTATATAGATGTTCTAGTTCTTCATACTTAAGGAAATCCTAAGACCTTAGGGCTCTCTTAAGTGCGGCGTATAAATCGAAAAAAAAACCCTCAGAACACGAGGCTCTGAGGGCATGCATAACTCTACCGATTAGTATTTCAAATCACATTTGTAGATTAATGGCTGCTAAAGCTGCCAATGATATGCTTGGACAACATACTTTTTGGAGTATGTATGTAGTTTAATTTCATGTAGTGTGCAAAAAGGCGTCTGAAACTACAAACATGGTTTCTTAATCCTTAGATCACCATAGGTAGTCAGACAGCCTTTTTGCTGATAAGCCTACAGCTCTCCCTCTGTAGACTGACTCTCTAACAGTTCTATAAGCATCTTACAGTACTGTTTCGCTTTCCTGACATCTTCTGTGCCATTTTTGTATTTATATCTGGAAATATACTTAATAATATTACCTGCGTAGTAGTTTTCAGCAATATTTAGGCTTTCCATATATTCTGCAGGTTCAATACCTATATTATAGTGTTTAGGCTTTTCTATTACATCAAACATTTCTTGCTGCATCTTCATAAACTCCATATGTCTCATAAGCGTTCCTGACCTTTACGTATTGTTTTTACGTGCTTCATGTAAAAATAAGTATGTATTTTACCGAAGTATCTTGCTAACTCGAGGTAGACTCTTGCTTTGGTTCCCATAGATTTACCTTTTTATGTTCAAAGTTATAGTCTTCATATCTTAATATACGAGCTAGTCTTGCTTGACGAAGTGCATCATCATACGTTAAGCCTGCGTTTTCAAACGCCTTTAATACTGCATTAAACGAACAGTCTTTATTTAATATGCTCATAGCAGCTTTTGGACCAATACCAGGACAGCCTTTATAACCGTCTGCAGTATCTCCAGTAAGCGTTTGTGTTAACCAATTATAATCTGCAGCTTTTTCTGTAATTTCATGCATTTCACCTAATCTGTATATTCGACCAGGTATAGTCAGTAAGTCTTTATCGTCAGATACAACTATTACTTTATTTAAGTTAGACTCAGTTGTAGCTAAGTAACCAAGTACATCATCTGCTTCTAAATCGTCCCATGTTTCATTAGGATATTTGTCACATATATATTCAATTAAAGATTTATATGCTAATGGCTTACGAGTTTTTTTGCGATGATATTTGTAAGTTGGATCGACAGTTTTTCTGAAATTAGTTTTAGAACTAAATGCCCATGTTGCTTTATATTCACCAAATTTATTTTTAAGATCATTTAAATAGTTATTAAATATATCTATACAATCTTCTAATCGTGAATGTAGCGTATGTAAATTGTCGTCCCATTTTATTTCTTGTTCAACACCAACACAAATACTATATGCAACTCCATCGCCATCAATTAATAGGTGTTTCATAAGGTACCTCTTCTAAAAGATCTTCTAAATATTGAAGACCTTCTGCTGTAATTTTAAAAATATTAGTCCAAGTATTTCTACCAATTTCTGTAGATATAAGCCCACACCGTGTAAGCATTGCAACTGTGTCTGCGTGTGTTCTTGCAAAATCACTTTTAGTTGTAAAACCTTTGAAATGAGCTTGGCATAATACTGTAACTGCTTCAGCGTCTTCTTTAGTGGGTTGCTGACCAATCAGTTCCGATGCCGTACTCTGCGTCAACTTTACATCTGAACTTAAAGTGCTCTCCAGCTTTTTCCGCTGCTCTTCTAAGTCTATTACCGACATCTTCTGCTATTTCCTTTCTGCAAGACACTTGAACCTCGTCATGTATCCAACCTGAAAATACAAATTGATTACCCCAACCATGTTCATAAGTTTTGCTAATATCTTCAAAAGCAATTATTAACCATTGTTTGGCTATAAGTGCTCCTGCAGATTGTAATAAAGTATTTAATGCTGCGTGTTGTGAACGTGGATAAAGTAGTCGCCCATCTAATCCAATTAAATGACCTTTTATATCTAACGCACTTTCAACTGCTGATCGTAAAGCATTAAATGCAGGTATTGACTTAAAAAACTTATTTTTCATAAGTCTTCCTGCATCTCTACCTTTACCAATAATTTCACCTAACTTTTGATCACCGCCACCATATACAAGAGTATAAATAAACTTCTTAGCAGCATCTCTATCAGGTAATCCTGCTGCTTCTTGATTTGCAGTATGAATATCAGCTGATAAAATTATATTGGCATAATTTCCTTTATCCCATTTAGATAAGTAGTGCGCAAGGCATCTAAGCTCGATACCCGACAAGTCGCAGCCGACCATTGACCACCCATCTGGCACGGTAAAACACTTTCTAATTTCGCTACCGTAAGGCACCCGCAATGAGGGCACTTGTGCCAAGTTTGGGCTAAAGTGAGTTGCTCGTCCTGTGATAGCTCCGTTTGTGATATACCTACCCCTGAGTTTGGAACAGCCATCGATAAGTCGTAAGTAGCCATTGTTTCCCTCCGCAATCATGCCGATGCGCTTTTCAAGTAAGAAATATTCTGCAAGCTGTTTAGCTTCAGGATAATCTAGTTTGCTTAGCGTTTCCTCATCAATTCGAGGCTGACCGGCTGGTGTCCAGTCTTTCGGCTTCCATTGGTATTTGTTGATAAATTGATTAGCAATTTGTTGTCTGCTAGACGGATTAAAGGGTATTGTAACTGAAGGCTTAGTTTTAAACGTTTTAATAGTTCCTTCAAAGTTTTCCTCCATATACTTTTTAATTGTATCTCGCTTTGCAGCAAGCTGACCATACAGATCAGCTGCTGCAACGGTATTAAAGTGAAAGCCTGTTGCTTCCATTTTTGAGCACACTTCTGCTATATTGTGTTCGAGTACTTCAGCACTGTTATTAATCCCGGCATTGCGGCAATGAGTATAAAGGCTGTTAGTAACACTAACGTCTTGCTGGCAGTAAGTAAGCATCTCTTCGTTGTATTCAGTGAAATCGTCTGCATAGTTTTCCTTGTAGTTTCCTAATCTGTAACCCCAAGCTGCTAAACTATATCTTCCATATAATTTAGTAGGCATGTTGTCTGGTTTTTGTAAAAAGTCTTTGTCTTTAATATTAGGCCATATAAGGCGAGAAAGAACTAATGTATCGGTTACTTTTTTTGGCTTAAATTTAAAGTAAAGCTTTTGTATTGCCGGTACATCATAACCTATAACGTTATGACCTATTATTTCGTCTGCATTTTCTAATGCTTTTATCGCGTCGTCTATTTGGTGAGGACGATAGCTAACCATTTCACCGGTTTTAACGTCCTTAGTAACTATGCAATGTATTCTTGTTAATTTATCTAAAAAATTGTCAGCTTCAATATCAAAAACCAACTGCATCTATACTCTCCAATCTACCAGTTTCCTCATTATACATGAGGCTTCCGGCCATACCTGTTGCACCTGTAAATCTATTTTTGACTACACGCACTACAGTTTCATTGCTTTGCGATTGTTGATCACGTTCTAAACCAATTACCATATCTGATAACTGACCTATTGAATGTGAACCTCGCAAAGAATTTAGTGATACTTGCGCACCATCTTCAAAACCTTTGTTTCCTTCAGGTCGTCGCAAGTGTGAGACTAACAACATGCCTACACCTGTTTCTTCAACAAATGTACGCAGTTTAGTCATAATCATATCAATCGCTTTTCTCTCATCAGGTACATCAAGACCACTAACCATAATGGAAAGATGATCAATGATAATCCAATTACACTGTTCTCCGTGGGCCAAGTAACGTAACTTAGCAAGGACATGCTCGAGAGTAACGCTGCCAAAATGATCGTAAACAAAACAGTTCCCATTAGAGAACAAATTGTCAAAAGACTTACGTATTTGATTAACTTCAACACCGGATCTATCAATGTGAAGTGGTTTATTAATGTCAATACTGACCAAGCCTGTAAGAGTTCTTTTAATACTTTCTTCCAAAAAGAGTAAACCAACTTTATCTCCTTGAGTTAATAAGTGATGAGCAATTTCACGAACAAAAGCTGACTTGCCGATACCACTGCCTGCAGTAATAGTTACAAGTTCGCCTTTTCTAAGACCTTTTGTTTTATCATTCATAAAATCGTAAGGATAAGGTATACTTGTTACGTTATCTTCCGTTGCCACTAAGTGGAAAAGATCTTTTGCTGCTACTATACCATCAGGTCTATAAACTGGAGCGTCCCATGCTGCTTTAATTAATTCTTTAACTCTATTATTTTTAAGCATTTCGCTTGCGTCTTTTAGAGGTAAATTAGCTACATGAGCTTTACCTGGTTCAAGCAATTCAGCGCATTGTGCAACTGCTTCTTGACCTGGTTTATCTTCATCAAACATAAAGACAACTGTCTCAAAGTTCATGATGTACTCTAGTTCTCTTCTAATGGCTTCTGAAGCTGACTTTGCTCCATTAGGTACAGATACTACAGGCCATTTATTTCCTAATGCCTGAGATAAAGAAAGTGCATCTAGTTCACCTTCAACTACAAACAGTCTCTTACCTTTGCTTTGTAAGTTTTGTCCAAAGAGTGGTAGCTTTGAACCTTCACCAACAACACTAAAATTTTTATTTTGGTCGCGCGTTTTAAGCGCAATAAGTTTGCCATTTTTATAATAAGGAGCAAGATGTCTACCACTACCAACTTTATAGCCAAAATGCCTTGCTGTGTCTGCTGAGATATTTCGGCTTTTGAGCTCTTGAACTTTACCTTGCGAGTATACCGCTTGCGCTGCTTGGTTATTCGAGGCCGTAGTTTTGGAGAACTCAGTTGGCGTGCTATTAAGTTCTTGATCTTCTCCTCCATAATATTTATTACACGCAAAACAGTATGCGTGGCCATCATCATAGATAGCCTTTGCATCGCTGCTTCCGCATGCTTCACAGTTCGAGTGCGTCTGGAATGAAGCCGAGGTTTCCTGCATGATCTGGTGCCTCCCAATTTTTAGGTTTAATTAAATCCCAACCACCACTGTGGTCACGACCCTCTTTAGTGCCGCGTATTTTAGACATGTTAGCCATATGGACTTCTTGCCATGCTTCTTCTACATCGACACCTGCAATTGCAAGAGTGCCTAATGCAAACACAGTTATGTCAATTAAAGCATCAACCATACCTTCAGCATCTTTGTCTTGAAAGGCTTGTAGTAGCTCATCAAATTCTTCTTCAACTTGATCAACTCTAAGAGCTAGTTTTTCACTATTTAAAGGCTCGTGATTAAAGCCATATTTTGCTTGTAAAGCATAAACATCTGCAACTAACGTAGACATTAATTCTCCTTAAAATAACTTGTAATAAAACTATTCATATTGTTTTTATCAAAATCATATTTAAACCATTGACCATACCTGCCCATTAAAACAAGTCTTTGATATGCTTCTGAAATACCTTTAATAGTATCAAACATTTCAGTACGGTTTAGTTTATTAAGCTCATGATTTTGTTCTGCATTTTCATTGCTACAAAGAATAAGCATTGGCTTATAATCTCTTATAATTTCATTCATAAAATTACTTGTATTATAAGAAGGACAACCTCTATATGCATGCCCATAAATTTCTTCACTTAGTGCAAGTCTATCTATAACGCATGGAATATTAGCTTGCTCTTCTAACCGAGCAGCAGTGTGAACTATATGCCTATGATATATTTCTATGTTCCATTTTTCGTTATAACCACAATGAAAATATTGACCACCTATATAATCTGCAATTGCACGACCTAAGGTAGTCTTGCCAGTACCATCAGCACCTTCAATTATTACCAAGGTGTTGTCCTGACACTTCTAATTTTGTTGATAAATCACTAATTGTTAATGATGCACCTAAAACTGATTTAAGTACTTCTGGCACAAGCCTATTATATGTATCATTACTTAGCCACTCATCAACTTTATCATAATCAGTTTCATATATATGAGCTGAACCTGCTCTAACACATAGTTCACCTATATCAACCATAAGATTATAATGAGAATAAAGTAATAACTGAAGAGCTTTAGCGACCATGGTAAATGTAAAAATATCATATGTCATTCCATAAACTACGTCTTGTGATCTCATATTAACTAAAGCATTTAATTTGCCGTCTCGTAAAATAAACTGCATACCTGTAGTACAAGGAATATCTTTACTTTTACCTGGACGCTCACGCCATATATTTATGTAACAACGTCGTGAGTCATTATCTTCTTTAAGTTCATTTGCTGCCCATGATAATTGATCCATAATTTTAGGACCGTAAGCACCATTTAATGTAAAGCCATCGTCACTATATTTAGCATAGCCTTTCATAAATTTTTCTATGTATTCTAAATCATTTCTACCTTTTAAAATCCATGCTGCTTCACCAAACATAAATTTGTAATTAAGTTCTCTTGCTTCGTTACAAACTATTGGTTCTTTCATGTCGACATTATAAATGTAGTTTAATCTTTCACGTATTTTTAAATCTCTTGGACTACTTTCATAATGATAATCTTTTGCACAATCTTGCAGTGCTTGTTTCCAAACTAAATCTGCGTTCATATAAACTCCTAAAAAAAACGGGGCCGAAGCCCCGCTATTTAATTTGCTAATTTATGAGGTTTGCCGAGATAATACTCAGCATAAATTGCATTATGCGCATCACGCTTTTTGTCGGTTTTTATATTCCAACCGGCTTGTCTTAAGTCGCGTATTCTTGCAGTTATATTTTGAACTCTGTATTCATACAAAGCAATTAATCTTGTAAGTCTTTTACCACGTTTCATGTGGCTTAACATTTCAGTACTCTGAGACATTTACTCTCCTAACCATATTTCTGGTATTAATTTATCAGCAAAAGGAAAACCATATTTATGACACCAGTCAGCATATGTTGTTTTACTACCTTTATTGATTTTTGATGATGAACGTGAAAACACAAACCTAATATCTAAGTCTGGGTGTTGCTCTTTTACTAGTCGCATTTTTCTGCGATCTTCAGATGTAAAGCGACCCTTACACTCGACTATTAAATCACCTATAATAAAATCAGGTATATATTTAGCATCAAGCTTGTATGGTAATCTAATTGTTTCATACTCATATTTTATACCTGTTTTATCTAGTTGTTCTGCTACTTGTGCTTCAAGTCCACTACGATAGTTATTAACAAACTTTATATTCTTAAAAGTCGTTGAACTCTTCCGTTGCGTCACTTGCACTCTCCGTAGCTTCATGAACATAGCCATCTTCCTCTTCAAATGTAGAACCTCCAAATTCAACAAGATCTATTATTTGAACAGCATTAAGGTATGCAGTAACTCCTATGTTACCTCCTGCAGAGTATGTTCCCATGACTCCACTTAATTTAATAGTTGAACCATTGCCAACAGGTAAATCTGTTTTTATGACGTTACCTTTTGCATCAAACAATGTAGGTTTTTTGCTAGACTTAGCACGTATTTTTATGCCACCAGCTTCATCGTCATTCATAAATGGCCACTTTGCTTTTGCTAGTGATTTCTCACCAAACTCTTCTATAAAAATTTGTTTAGCCATATCAACAAATTCTTGTGCATCTTCTTTTTTAACTAGAAGATCAGTTTTATACTTGCCTTCAGCATCAAACCTAGTATCAGGTTTTGCTAACCACGGCCACATAGCCGTACCTTTAGAGCTTGTATATTTAGCTTTTGCCATATTAGTCTTCTCCTATAACATAACAATTAGTTTGATCTGGATCAGGAGACATACTTGCTGCCTCTTTAAAAATCCAATTAATGCTTACTCCGTGTAAGTCTAAATTTGCTAAGACATCAACGGGTATAGCTTTATTTTCAAGAACCATAGCAACAGCAGTAGCTATCCAATGATCCTTTTCGTCATCTCTATGAACACGATCTCCATAGAGTCTTTGCCACTCTTTCGTGGTGTCATGCTTACGCAAATGCATAGTCACTCTCCAATACTTTAGTTATATTAAGGTTGCCTTTTTCTGGTGCTTCAACAATGTTGTTTCGACCATTAGGACTTAACTGCTCAAATGTTGAATCATGAAGATCTTGCATAACATCAAAATGCTCATACATAGCTACAAACTGTTCTCTAATTAAATAGAAAAACCTTTGAGTATCAGCCATATGAGTAGCAAATGAGTCATGAATTAATAAGAAATCTTCAATACCGTCTTCAACACCTGCAAGTACAGTAAACATAAGGTGACTAGCGTCTAAACTATGAATAAAATTTGGTGCAGCAGCATTGCGCTGTTTAATTTTATCTATAGTACCTTTAGGTTTAGTACGTATATTACACATGATACATTTATAAACATCACCATCAGGCGTAACTTTGCTATTAACACTAGCATTAGCTAAGTTTATTTCTTTATCATATAAAAATATGCGTACTCGGTTTATATCCCATTGTTGATAAGCATGAACAATAGGTAACCCAATTGGAGTAGTCCAAGTTAGTGGTTTAGCTTCATGTGCACATAATGATGCACAACGTTGAATAAACTTCATGCCAACAGCAGCTTTATTAACTACTATGTTGACAGCTTTCCAAACTTTATCAGCTAAATAACTTGCTGCTTTATGACCTCCATCTTCACCAAATGGGTGTTCACTTAAAATTCCATCAAGCACATCGTCTGCTAATGGTTTCATAAGATCTTCCATTTGCTGCTGCTTAAATCCATACTTTTCAGATGAATAAGCAAAAGTCATAACATTGCGTTTAACTACAGATCTTGTTACACCGTAATCAAGCCACATTTTAGCAATCTCAATATTCTCAGTATCAGATCTAATTTGATCTAATACATTGTCTGCTACTATTTGATAAACATCAGCAGGCATTTCATGAGGTACTAAATTTACTGTTGAGCCACCTTCAGCATCTCTTAGTGCGGCACAATAGTGTTGAACACCTGAATTAGTTCCATCAAGTGAACAAGGTAAGTAAGACACATATTCATCACCTTCTTCCATGTATCCTGCAAACTCAATACAAGCTGCAAGAAAACTAAAAGGCTTATCAGCGCTTTGCCATATGTGTCTAGTGAGTGTAGGTTTTTTGCCAATCAAATAAATTGATCTTTGATTTTTATTAACCCACTCAATGCGAGCATCTAAACTCTTTTTACTTACTTTTTCAAAGTCACCATTATTAGCTATACTAATAGCAAGCCAATATGCACCATCTTTACCTAACGGTTTACCTTTAGCAAACTGAAACATAGCTCGTATGTGATCAGCACGCTGATGATTAAATGTAGGTATAGGATAAATACGACCACGCTTATCTAAGTTGTGTGGTTGATAAAACTTATCATGCTTAAGTAAGTCTTCTGCAGTTTGAAGATCACAAGTAAAGTTTACAATATCAGCATCAATTGCTCTATTTCTCAAAACAATAGATTCTTTTATTTTCTTTACTTTTTTTCTTTGCTTAGTGTCAAGCTCTTCCCAATTTTTAACTTTATTAGGTAACTTAACTTTTTTCATACGAGGAAACTTTTTAATGACATCTCCTCTATGCCAAGCAGCTTTTACTTGCTCATAAACAGTTTTATTAATTGCTAATTCAGTATTTTGAATAGCATTAATTGAAGCATAAACTCTGTCCATTTTACCTGACTTAGTTCGCATATCGATGCGTTGCTTTTGCTCATGAGGAGCCATTCTTACTAGTGGTACCAAACTAGCTAGTTTAGTATCGTGATAAGCACCAGAAGAAAAGTCTGTCCACTCTTTAGGCTTTTGTAACATAGGCTTGAAAATAGGCGACAACCATCTAACATCTTCAGTTAATTCAGATACTAGCTTTGAACCTAATTCAGTTAGACCTAATTGCTTAGGCTGCGTTTTGCCATTTTTTCTTGGTAGTTCAAAAAGTTCAAATAGCTTTGAAGAATGAAGAACTGCATTTAAAATAGCTTGACCAACATTAAGTTGTTGTTCTGCATTCCATCTATTTAAACCAAACCCTTCTCTTTGAGCGACAGCAGATATAGCTTTAAGTCTGTGTCTTGGGCTATTATGATTGCGCACAGCCATATTAAAAAGACGATCAAATAAAGGCTTATTAGTAGTTTCAAAGTCTTTAGACCATAATTCAATACAGACTGCTTTGCCTATATTTATGCAAATGTTTGTAACATCAGTTTGCTGACCTACACCGATAAATGCATAGTTTAAACCAATATAAGATGTGGTTTTTACATCTAAGTTTTCCAGAGCTTTTAACCAAAATGGTTTTGCACCTCTGTTAGTTGCAACGGTAGCAATTTCTGTAAGTAACTCATGCGCGACCAGAGGAAGAACACCTTTAGTTATTTGAGTATCAATGGATCCTAAGATCCCATTTTTTCTAAGTTGTTCTTCTTGTTTGTCCCACCTTTTTGCACCATCAGAAATCATAGTAAGCTCATTAAGAGAATACATATTTCCTCCATAGTTATAGCCTTATGCTTAAGTGAGGCTAATTAAATATGTTCTATGTTATTTAACTTTTTGTAGTACTTTTGGTATATGGGAAGCGTGTCCCTTCTGAACTCATCTAACGAGATGTAGTATCCCTTAGGAGTTTTAACCACATAATGTTGTTTTATTAGAGTATCTAAACATCTAATAATTGTGGTTCTTGGTATAGCTAAAATTTGAGAAATTGATAAAGCTGATACCGTAATATCTTTAAGTGCCACTGGTTTTTTAGGGTCGTCAAGATAAGGAAGTTTCATATTTAAACTTTCAGCTTGCTGTAATATTTGGTGCATATAAGCTTGTCCTAATACACCCATAACATCAGTCGCTGCATAGTGCTTATAGATTTTTCTAAGCGCAGTTCTAAACTCTGTATTAGCCATAGAAATGCTATACATTTTTTTGAATAATATTCCGGACATATTAAAATTAAGTATCCCCAACTTACTAAAATTTTTTGTAAAATATTTAATTAGTTAACCAAAATCAACTGCTAAAGTGTCCGTATAGGTTTTGTCGTCTAGATTTGCCTAATCACACAGTAAAGGTGCGCTCTAATTGCTCCTATAACCCTATAATTTTTGTATCTGGATAGAGCACCAGACTACGAATCTGGGGGTCAGGAGTTCGAATCTTCTCGAGCGCACCAAAACTGTGTCCTTTTGCAATCAGGAATTGACTGCATCTAGCAGATCCTGGTCATCAATATGAGCATATCTTAACGTAGTACTTATGTTAGAATGACCTAACATTCTTTGTACCATAGCTATGTTACTTGTCTTTTTTAGCAGACGAGTAGCAGTAGTATGACGTAAAGTATGTAGCACAAATTGCTCATCTTTTTCTAAACCAATATCTTCCCTTACTTTAGCCCATAGACGATGAACTTGCCACGGTTTGATTTCAAACGGTACATGTTCTTCTAATAATCTTTGTGCTTCAGGTGTTAAAGGAACGGATCTAGCTTTACCAGTTTTAGTCTTCCAAAGCCTGACCCATTTATCATCAAGATTATCTTTAGTTAATCCTAATACTTCACCTCGCCTCATGCCTGTATCAATTAAAATACGAACAACAGCTTTCATCTCTTCACGATGTTTTCTAGCAATAAGATATTTAGCAGTTTCTATAGCATTAAAAACAGCAGTTTCTTCTGCAGGTGCTAACCATCTTACTCTGTGAGGTGACTCAGCCTTTCTTGGAAAATATGGTAATTTTTCAATCCAGTTTCTTTTACGTGCATAGCCTAATAAAGTGCTAATAACACTTACATTGCGATTAATAGTTGTACCGGTTAATGGCTTGCCCTTATGACTTTTTAAAGTCTCAAGAACTTCGACATACTTGTCGAGCATATTTGTATCAATATCAACTATCATTGGATCATTCATTATTTCAATTGCACGTTTTGTTTGTGAATGAAATGTAGAACAACCAACTTTATCACGCCATAAAGGCTTGCCTGCTACGGACAGCAGTTCACTTAACTTCATCTTGTACTCCTATTTTAAAAAACACCGGTCCATAATTGGACCAGTGCATCAAGATACAAAAAGTGCGTCTGAAAATTTTAGCTCTTTCTGCTTAAGTGAGGCGTATTGATTAAAGTCTTATTTTTCCTTTTAAATCTTCAAAGTTATCTCTTAAACATTTATATTTTTTTGCTTTATAATTTGGATTCCAAGATTTTAAATCTGCTGCCATTTCGTAAGCTCTTTCAATACATTTACTTTTAGTAAGATATGGACCTTCTACATCTTCTAAAATTATACATTGATCAGATGTTCCGATCATGCATAACATTATCATTGCTTTAAACATTACTTTTTCGTCTTCATTTTAGCTAAACCACGAACACCAAATGCAGCAGCAACAGCAGTTAACCAAGCACCGATGTACCATTCAGGAACTGATTCACTTAATGCTAAAAAACCTTCTTTTACAACTGGGGCATAGCCAGGAATAAAACAGAGAGCGATAGGTATAAATAGACATACACCGTAAAATTCATCTAACCAACCATTGCCTGCGTTTTTTGCCATTTGCTGTTCCCAATCGATTTCAGCAGTTGCCATTTTTTTAGCTATTTGACCTTTAGCTTTTTGCTCTTCAGCTTTTCGTTCCATGTAACTACCTGCTACATTTCCAACCAAACCTAAAGCTTGACCGAGTAAAGCAATCATTGCCATTCTCCCGTTCTAATTTGTTCTGAAATTTCCATGCTTCGTTGTCCAACCTGATTTGCCCACCTGGAGTCTAGTAGTTGTTCTGCGGCGATGTCGAAATCTGAGGCTTTTAGCGCTGCCATTGCGTTTTCGAATTTGAGTGCTGTTCCTATTCCTACATTGAATACAAAATTTGTTAGAGCTGCATGTCTCGCAGTATTGAGAGATGATGCCCAAGGCATGTATGTTTCTATCTGTTGTTGCACTGTTTTTACATCGTTTTCTAGCAGCATATATGCTTCTTCTTTGGATATTCCAACATCTTCGAGATTTCTTCCAATTCCAATTGTTAGTTTTTCCGATGTGCATCTGTATGGCTTTAGCTCCAATCCTTCGTGTCGTTCAATTTGTTCTAATAATTGCTTCATTTATAGTGTTCCTTTTAAATAAGCTGCAAAAAAGTAAATAGCACTAACTCCTATTAATAAAATAGAAGTAACAGTAGTAATTATTAAATTTCTGTCTTTAATTTTTTGTTGCTCTTTTAAATATTTTTTATGTTCAGCTCTTGCAGCTGCAATAGTTGCTTGAAGTCTCTCCCATTGTCCTGGAGAGCCATAAAGTTGAAACATGGATCTTAGTTCATCTTTTAATCTTTGTTGCTCTTCTTCTTTAAAATGTTGGGCAATAGCATCGTCCATTACTCCTCCAAATATTGATTTCTTTTTTCTCTCCTTACCGTGTCCTAGTTCGGCTTCTGCTTTGGCATATTTTGAAATAGCGCCAGTAGCAGACGAAAGATCTCGTCCCATTTGAACGCACTTCATAATAGCCCCATGAGCAGCCGTAAGTGCGCCAAACGCACTAATCGGATCTACCATTGATTTCTCCCAATAGGCTATAGTAAGATTTTATTTAATTATTATACTTATCATTAGAGCAACTACAGCAAATGTGCTTGCCATTATCATTGCTTCTAATCTCCACATACGTTTATCTAACGCATTTAATTTATCGTCTACTGTCTTATATCTTATAGCACACTCCTTCTCGTGGGCATCAAGTTCTAGTTGTACTTGGAGTTCAGGTTTCATTTGCATTTTCATTAGCCTTTAATCTCCTGAAGTGTTACTTGAGTATTACCTACTGGGGTATTTGAACTAGTATTTGCAGTACCTCCTATAGTTCGTGCATAACTATTAGGTGCTTTACAATATAAAGTATAAGTTCCATTAGTTACAGATGGAGTAAATAATAACTCTCCTGACATACTTTCAACTGCATATACTGTGTTAACACTTCCATCATCATGTGCAGAAGAACTACAAATTCCATAAGTTGCATGACCTTTATTAGTTGAGTTTTCAAATATAGTTACTGATGTTCTTGATGCCCAAGCATTATCAGATACCTCTCCTAACAAAACATTTATTCTTACCAAAACCTTTGAGTTAGATTGTAGTGCATTAGGAAAAGTTAAGCTAACAAATCCAGTATTTTCCCAAGTGTCTGTTGAATCTAAAGTATATCTAGCATCACTTGAACCTTGTATTGTCTGCAACACACTCCCAACTGGAAGACGTTCAATGACACTTGCTGAATTTAGTTTTGTCAGTGGCATATTATCCTCCTATGTTGCATGAACTAGTTGTGCAAAGAAATGTGATTTTTGTGAGGATATGTCGTGTGCTGTCATAGCTTCATCACCTTGAACCCACATTTCTATATAATCACTGCTTCCATTCAATAGAATTAAACCAGTACCACATGTATAAACTCCGTTAGTAAAAAGGTCACTTGTTACTTGATATTGGGCTTCTATAACATCATCTACTGAATCAGAACCATTTCTTTTAATTTGAACATTTATGTAATTATTAACAGTACCAACACCTAATCTAAGCCCACCACCTACAAGATAATACCCTGCAACATTAGGTGTGTATCTGTGATTTGTAGAATCCCAACCACTTATTGTGTCTATTTCTACACTTTCCCATTGAATTTTAGTATTAGATGCACCAACAGCTTGGTCTGTATCACTTGCAATAACTTGCATGATGACACCTTTGGGAATCACAATGCCATTGCTGTTAATAGTCATAGCACTTGTGCCACTAGTATTTTGGAGGTTGTCTACTTTAAGAATTGATGTCATTAAACAATCTCCTGCAATAAGGTAAATGTTGCATATGTATAGTTAGTACTAGAAGGTAAACTAGATTGATGATGAAAATACTCAGAAGAATTACCACCAGTTGGCGATATTCCAAGAACATCTCCACTTTGTAATATTTTAGTTAAAGAACCTCCTCCAGTTCTTGAGTCATCACTATGAAATGTTTGATTAAATATAGACCCATTTATATATAAAGCCCAATATGCATTAGTTGCAGGTAAATTAGTAATTGTTTTAAAAGAAATGAAATATAAACCTTTACATGGTGCTGTATATTTATAAGTTGTTGTACTAAAATCTGTAGAACCAGTTCCTAATGATTCAGAAATGTGATTAAAAGGTAAAAAAGTACCAGATGCTAATGAGCTATATCCACTTGATTCTTGTGGAATAACAAGAACATGACTTTGTTTTCTAGGTACAACCACACCACCACTACTAATAGTCATAGCATTTGTGCCGTTGGTGTGTGCTATGTTTTGCACACCTATTGTACTACTCATATCATATACCCTCCAAACTGAGTTCTGCCAAAAGTAGCTGTTAAATTTTTAGAGCTTCCAGAATTATGCAATACATAAGCGTTTACATAATCAGTAGAACCATTCATATAGGTAAGAGTGCTTGTGTGTGCACTTACATATGCATTAGTAGCATTACTCTCTGTTCCTACATTATATCTTATTTCTGTTCCATTTTTATAAATGTAAACACCTAGATAATCAGGAGTTGTACTTTCAATTCTTGCTTGAACAACTAGAAAATAATACCCTGCTACAAGAGGTTTAAACCAGTTATTACTAGTGTCAAAATAACCACCTATATTAAATCCACCACTAGCTGTTTGAACATCATTAAATGTAACTAATGATATTGCACCATTTGGAATTGATTGAGCTGAAGATAAACCAACTTGAAACATTGGTCTATTAGGTTGAAAGGTAATTACACCACCAGTTGTTTTGGGTTGAATCTCGTCAACGAATAATTTAGACAATGGTCAATACTCCATTTACTGTTAATGTTTTGTTTGTGGGAATTGTG